CTTTCCGTCTCAAAATCATAATACCGATACTGAATATAATGGTCTGTCTTTTGCAGATAAATCATATCTCCCTTGTAGCCTCTTATGTCATCTAATGCTACAAGGTTTTCCCATTCGGAATAACTGTCCGTCTTGTAGTCATAATATCTTATTTGAATATGCGTTAATGTCTTTTGAAACTCAACATCATCACTTTTTAAATCAGTCAGTGGCACTAAATCACTCCAAGTGTCAGAGGTTTCAAGCTTCCATTGAATGTGCGTATCCGTTTTTCGAAGGTCAACATTCGCCCCCCTCGGTATGCCGAAATCAAATACAGCGTCTTTATTTGTCCCCACATTCTCAACCGTTGCGCTCTCTCCCGCTTCAAGCGTCGTTACCTCACCGACCGAAACGGTAACGGTATAGTCAAACCTTCCCGCGTCTCCCGACAGCCTTACAAAATCCCGTATTTCAATCTTAAACGGCTCAAACCGTATGTATTTTTCACCGTCTTTTATCTCAAAGCCTACCCTTAAAGTGCCCTCTGCCATAAACTCATCCGGAATTGTAAAGCTTTTTTTTGCAATTCTTAAAGAGCCTTCGACCATTTCATAAAATCCGCTGCTTCCGTTTTGCGCCCGAAGGTAAACTCTTGCTTCATAGTCTCCTAAAACTTTGGAATCTATCAGTTTCAGCTCAAATTCACCCGTTGCAGTCGCTTCCTCGGATAAAAGAAGCTCGTTCGGCGGCGAAATGCTAATATCATCAATAACCGTTCCTTCAGGTATCCCCTCGCCCACAACCTTCATGCCTATGTCAATTTTGTTAGAAGATGGGTTGGAAAATTCAATGGTTTTGCTCCCTTCCGTTAGTTCTGCGGTTATCGTTACAGTATAAAACCTTTCCGGAAAAGTCGGATTGATTATAATATTATTCTCCTGCTCAAATGTCATATTTTCGTCTTTTATGTTTGATATCGCTCCGTATTCGTCATAAGTTACATATATGTTTTTCATTTATTCACCCGCTTTCGGTTAAAAATTATCCGCTACCCATGCTTTAGTTGCCACACCGTCACTATCCAATACTTCGGTTGTCAATTTGCCGATTAAAGATTTTGGATTTTTAAGCCTCGTGCGCCCAAAATCAATCTCAACAATATTATCGCTGTCAAGGCTTAAAAGTTTATCGTCATAATACTTCTTTAACCGCTCTATTTCGTTGCGTAACACATCTATTTGCCTTTGCAAGTCCTCCATATACATTACCCCCTAAACACGCTTAAATCGCCCTTTTTGTGCTTCGCTGTACCGACAATTACATCACCGTGAACATCAAGTATCCGCACATCACCAATACCCGAAAACTTAATCGCAAAGCTGTCAAACTTTTTAACCTTCGCCTTAAAGTCAAACATTGTATAATCATTTGCGTGGTATGACGCTTTTTTCTCAAACTCCCCGTTGTCCTTTTTAATGTATATGTCAAGATAGGTGTTAGACTCCATCTGCACACGAACATATATCTTTGACAGGGTTTTTGTGTTGGGTATTCCAAAGGTAAACTCCTGTGTCTCAAACTCCCATTTAACCCGCTCGCCGCCCGAATTGAATTTATACAGCTTGCCGTCCTTTGAAAGAGCGTGCATATAACCCTGTGCATACGCAAAGCCCACACACTCCAAATCGTCCTCAACATGCCAAAGGCCTGTAAAGGTGTCGTAAACATAAAGCTCCCACTCATCGCCGTCAAATGCGGAAATATAATACTTCCGCCCGTCCGTTCCCGCAACGCCATTTTCAAAGGTTTTGCCAAGCTTTTCGGATATAATTTCCGGCTGCCCTCCGGTATAAGCATATACCCCCTTTCGCCCCAGCCAGTACAAAACGGAATTAACCTCGACTATCGACCGCCCGTCTATGCACCCCGTCTTTGCAATTTCGTTTATCCTGTACGGCGGCCTGTTTCCGTATGCCTCATATACCAAATCCGGCTTTGTTATAACCACGTTTCCGCGATACTTAACTATCCCGGTTATGTCCTGCGGGGTGTCAAGCTTTTCCGCATAACTTCCCAAAGGGTCGGGGTTTCCGTCGTCGTCGGCAAACCTTGTCCATTCATCGTATTTCCCCTGCGACGAGGCATAAATATTATTCCCATCCGCCGCAAATATCCGGTTGTTGTCAACGCAGGCATACCGAATAACGGGAACATCGGAGACTGCAACATAATCGCTTACCTGCGTGTACCAGAACTCCGCGCTTTCAAAGTCCGTATCCCTCGGAGCTTTTCTGGCATAAGTGCCCTCATAATACCCAACCATTACTTTAAGCCTTGCGGCATTTTTAATTTTTATCGGAACGCCTAAACTTGTTCGGAAGTATTTTTCATTGCTGCCCGCAGGGTAATATGTTATAACGTTGTCGTCCCCGTCAAATGCGACTATAACCAGGCTTCTTCCGACGCCTTGCTCCAAGCTCGTCAACCCGGACGCGTTTATTACAACGGTTTCATTGTCCGGTGTTTCTATTTCGCCCAAACAAAACACCGCGGCATAACAGTTCGCAGAATAAGGCGGATGGTATATGTCGAGTTTGTCTTTCCCGCCGGTATCAAAATGCTCGCCTGTCTGCGCATCATAAAAGCCCTGTATTTTGCCAAGCGGCTCAGGATGCATCAGAATTGTAGCCTTATGCCCGATATAATCATAAACCACGTTTGAAGGGTACATTACCACATTTCCGTTAAAGTCAACAATAGATGACGTTTCGCCGTTTAAAAGGTCGTTGTCGTCCTCGTCTTTAACAACGCTTCCGTCATAATACAGCTTTCCCCCTGCAATATACCCAATCTTATCACCCGCCGCAAACAGGTTTTGCGGGTTTTCTATGCCATCTGCGACAATTTCCCTTGACTTTCTCGGAGAGGAAAAAGGCGCATTATCGGAGGACATATTTTTCATATATACCATTTCGCCGCTGTTTTCCGCTCCCTTAATCTTATTTAAACCCCGCCATGCGTTAACGGAAAATGGCAGCTTTTCAACCTTAGGCAAAGGCTGCTCAATATAATTTATCGCCATCAGAACCGCCTCCTAATAAAGGGATACACGTTTCTTATCCTCTTTGTAACAGCCTTCGGTTCGTTTACAAATATACTCATATACCTGTTCCATTCGTTTAAAAGCATTTGCGCAAGTGTTGTGTCGTCCGTTTTAGCCAGCTCATAGCCGATATAATAAGGTATGGCATTATGTGTTTCGGTGGATACCTCAAACTCGTAATCGTCTGGGGTTTCCCCGTCTATCGTCTGAGGCATTGCGTAGTAATATATATCAATAGTTCCCTCGCTGTCGGTAACAAATGTATTTTCGATTATATAATAATTAACCTGTTCATCACTTCCCCGGATTTCCGTCCGGATAAGCTGATAGAAGCCCGGTATTTCAACCTCAACCTCGGCATCATCCGGCTTTTCCAATGTATGCAGCTTCTCTATCCTTTTTCCGTACATCGCTATTTTCTTTTGCGCCGTATCTGCAAAAAACGGAAACAAACTCTCGTCAAAGTCGCTTCTTTCGCTATCAATAAGTTTTAAAGCTGTATCAACCGCCTCTTTGTAGGTCATCCATCTCACCTCACCTGAAAATTAATCTTTCCTATGTGCCCGCATTTCACGTCAGGGTCTAAGTATATCTTATATCCCGCTTCCCTTGCCTTTTTGCAAAAATATATATCCTCCCCGTAATCCTCTCCGAATACGAAGTATGGAAAGTCTATCTTGTCAAATACATCCGTTTTGGTTAAACAGCACCCAAAGCCTATACCGCTGACTTCTGTAAGCCCGTCAACAGAAGCTAAAGGAATGCGCCCGCCGTCTAACGAAAACGCTACTAAATCTTGTGATTTTACATCTTTGAACGCATAAGCAGCGGAAACAATATCTTTACCGTGCGATAATAATTTTATAAGCGTGTCCTCCGGAAGTATCATGTCGCTGTCAACCCAAAGGATATAATCCGCCTTTTGATTTCTTGCTTCTTTTACAAGCATGTTTCTTGAAGTATCAACACTATATCCTTCAATAGCAACAAAAGATGTTTCAATATCGCTTGTGCCTAAGTTATATATCGAAACATACGTTTGCGGCTCAATAAATTTAGCCGTAGGCATTGCAATTAATACCTTCATAAATTCACTCCTTAAAACAAAATGGGGCGGAATTACCCGCCCCTGATAATTACGGCAAATATACCGCCGCCACTTTTAACGTTGTAGCTGTGGTTTTTGTGTCTTTTACCAATACCTTGCCCTTTGTGGTCGCTCCCGTCATGAATTTGTACTTCATGCTCTCGATTGCGACAATTGACTTTGCGCCCGGCTCCAAAGTGATTGACAAATCAGCCGTTCCCTGCAAGCCGTCACCCTTTGAAATTATAGCCGTTGCCGTTGCGGAAGTGTTTGAATTTTCAAGGATTATAAGTCCTTTTTGGTCTGCCTTGTTAAAAGCAATCAATGCCCCTTCGTTAGCTGCTACCGCCGCCGTTGCCGGCATTGCCGCCGCTATGTTAAATCCCGTTAAAGCCGTTGCCGTTATAGCTGTTGCTGCCATTTATATCCCCTCCTTATGCCGTTTTCTTGACCTTTAGAGCGTATAACTCTTTAGGTCTTACTACTTTAGCACCGTAAGTGTTTAAGCCCTTAATAGCATCAGAGAACAGTGATTCCGGTCTGTATGCCTCCACCTTGTCAATGCCGCTTGCAAAAGCTATTGCGTCTTTAGTCCTAATCATGCCGTAATAGTCCGCACCGCTTACATATAGATTGTTGGTAGGTCTAACATAACAGCCGTCATACATACCTAAAATGCCTTTCTTCACAAGCTCGTCATTGTCGGTCTTTAGCTCGACTAATTTGTCAACAAGGTAATTGTAAACAAACCACGGTATCTCAATTACAACCTCACTTGCTAAGTCAACATTATTTTCTCTCAGTGCCAAAATGCCCGCATCAATCGCTGTCTTTGCTGTTGCAGCACTGGTAACGGCTGCAGACGTTGAATTGCCTGAGCCTGCGTCTAAAGCCTTAGTCGCTATAAACTTATCTCGCTCTTGTGCCATTGCCCGCGTGGCCTCCTGCATCAGCGCTTCCATAAGTCCGGGTCGTGCCTGTGCCTCGTCAACATCATCAACCATAAAGTTAAAATACTTCGCCTGGTCGATTTTCAGGAATGTGGAGCTGTCCTCCAGCGTTTCAGGTGTTCCTATGCTTGCGCCTGTGTAATTGCCTATGGTGGGCTTGCCGACGCCTAAAATTTTAACCGTTTCATTGTGCTTTGCTTCACCCTCGAATTTCCTGTTGCACCACTCCGCAAGTATAGCCTTTTGCTCTAACTCGTGTTGGATATACTTGCTCCATACTGTGGCTTTAAAATTTCCGTATGCCATTTAAAATTCACTCCTTTATTTCCATTTTGTCATAGATTCTCTTACTTTCGCCCATATTTTAGGATTTGATAATTGTTCCTCGGTTAGTTTGTCAACCTCTGCGGGCGTGTAGTACTCTTTTGCCGTAGTTCCCCCGGTGTCCTTTGCGCTCCCCGGGGATTTAGGCTGTTTTGTCTTTCCTGCATATTTCATGTACTTTTGCACCATCTTTTTAAGTGGCGCGCTGCTTCCTTCAATGAATTCCTTGAAATCGTCATCATTTACAAGGTCTTTCAGGTCGCCGTCATAGTTCTCCTTGTACCACTTTTCAGCTTCGGAGTACTCATTACGGAACTTTATCGCCCCGTAACGCCCTTCCAAAACCTCAAGCTTAACAAGGTCCTTTTCTTTACGTTTGCTGACGGGTATCGCGAGTATCCTCTCAACCTCGTCAACAATTTCATCGTCTGTTGCTTTGCGCGCAAATCTTTCAGCTTCGACAAAAGCCTTCGTTTCGTCCGCTCCTTTATCGGTGGCAGCGTTCACCATCTGCTCCGCCTGGTTTTGTGTCACGCCGTAATACTGTTTTAGGTGGCTTATTTGTTCGGCAGGCGTACCCGCAACGCCACCCTGTGCAAGTAACTCCGATATTTCCTTTAAGGTCTCATACTGTTCTTTGATGTCCTCATAATCGGCGTACTTTTTGCGCTCCCGTGCAAGCCGTTCCTTGACTATCTCGTCAACCTCGGCCTGTGTAAGAGTTTTTTCCGGCTCTTTGCCGTCAGTGTCATTACCTTCGGTGTCGCCCGCGTTATCCGCGTTATCGTCATTACCTTCGGTGTCTGCGTCATAGCCTACCACGCCAAATATCGGCAGTAAAGGCAGCCATAACAACATTTTAAGCAGCTTTTTCATATTTCCCTCCCGTTTAAAGCCCGTCGGCTGTAAATTCCGCATTTTTAAGCCTGTAATGCGTATAAGGCTATAGGGTTATTTGTTAAACCCACAAGATATTTGCTTTTCCTTATCAAGCGTGTATGTTTCGCCCGAAGTTTTAATCTCAACGTGCGCTGTTGTATAAGGTAACTGCTCAATAAGCTTTTCTATCTTGCTTAAAACCTTCCAGTTATCCATGTTATCCCCCCATTTGCTGCGCTATTATATTTTCTAAGATGCTTGGGTCTTGCAACGCCTGTTGTTGTACCTCTGGCGGTAAGCTGTCCAACAATGAGTCAATGTCCTGTTCTGTCATACCGGGCGGCTGTTGTGCTTGCTGTGCCTGTTCTATGAGTTCCTTCAATTTCGCCTTCGGCAGGCCAGCGCCCTCCGGAATAAGCTCAACGTACCAGTCAAAAGGTATAAATTTATTCATCAGCAGGTTGTCAAGGGTTTCT